ATGCGACGGAAGTCAAGTCCCACGAGCGCGGAGCGTAAGTATTAACCAAAGAGGGGAATCCCAAATGGTAACGATCTACGGATTAGAAGATGCAAGTACCGGCGCGGCTTATGTAGGCTGCACATCAGGCAAGATAGGTAAGCGGATGCGCGAGCATCGCAGCCTGTTGAAATCCGGGAAACACACTTCTAGACGGTTGCAGGAAGCGTGGAACGATCACGCTGGTTTGTTTCAAATGAAAGTGTTAGAAACAATGCCAGCAGATGTATCCGTGATTGAGAAGCGCGAGCGTGAGTTGTCTTGGATGAAGCATTACAGGGTACAAGATTTGTTGCTAAACGAAAATGAATTGTCGTTTAGACCCCCTGCGGATGCTCCAAAAAAGGCAGCGGCGGCACGAGTAGCCAATGGTTACCGTCCGAGCGCGGAAAGCAACTTGAAGCGTAGATTGGCGCAGCTTGGAAAGCCGAAAGGTCACGGTGCAAAAATTAGCGCCACCAAGCAAGCGAAAAACTTACGATGAGATAGTCTGCTCTGCATGGAAGAAAACATGCAGGAGCTTCGGATAAAGAGCCGAGGACATGAACAAAAAGGACAAACAACAACGCCCTCTTGCGCCGACTGAAGGAACGTGGAAACGTTAAGACCTTCTCCGGCGGTAACGTGATCTTGCAAGAGATTATGTATAACGACACGGCCACCAACAACACCAACAGCTATAGCGGCTATGAAGTGTTGAACGTGTCCCAAAACAGCCCGATCTCTGCGGCGCAGTTCTCGATCACTCAGTACGCTTCGGCAGTTTCGATCAGCGGCTTGGAAATGATTCAGAACAGCGGCAAGGAAGCGATCATCGACTTGCTCGATGGCCGTATGGCTGTTGCCGAGGCTCAAATCGCTAACCGTATCAGCGGCGACCTGTACCTAGACGGAACTGGTAACGCAGGTAAGAACCTGACCGGCTTGGGCGCTGCTGTGCCTGATAGCCCGGCTACCGGTACTTACGGCGGTATTGATCGTGCGACCTGGACGTTCTGGCGCTCAGTGTCTTATTCCGGCGTGACTAACGGCGGTGCTGCTGTTACTGCAAGCAATATTCAGCAGTACATGGACAGCGTTGCGGTTCAGTTGATCCGGGGTACGGACAAGCCTGACCTGATCGTGGCCGACAACAACTACTATCGTTTGTACCTGCAATCGCTTCAGTCGATTCAGCGTATCACCGACAGCGGTTCTTCGATGGCCGGTGCAGGCTTTGCCTCGCTGAAATACTTTGGCGCTGGTATGGCTTCGGATGTGGTGCTTGATGGTGGTATCGGTTCTTCTGCAACCGCTAACCATATGTTCTTCTTGAACACCAAGTACCTGATGTTCCGTCCGCACGCTGATCGTAACTTTGTTCCGATTGGTGGCGAGCGCCAGGCAGTCAACCAAGATGCAATCGTTAAGCTGATTGGTTGGGCCGGTAACTTGACTAGCAGCGGCCCGCAGTTCTGCGGCGTGCTGATTGCTTAAGGAGAAAATAAAATGCCTACGTTTAGCGTATCCGGTGTTATCGGCACTAACTTTACCGATACTTCGACCACCGCACAATTCACTCCCGGCACGAAAGTGCTGTTGAGCGATGGCGGCGAAGCGATGTATGTGCAAGCCTCTGAAGCAATCAGCACCTACGGCGCGGTGACCATTACCGCCTCGCAGACTGCTGCTTTGCTGACTACCACCAACTCGGCAAACAGCAAGCGCGTCGGTTTCGCGCAAGTCTCGATTGCCTCGGGCTATTACGGGTGGGTGCAGTTGTCCGGTGTGATGCAAGTGAACCTTGCAGCTAACTGTGACGACAATGTGCCTCTGTATACGACCGCGACCGGTGGTGTGTTGGACGATGCAACGGTTTCCGGTTGTTTGGTTATCGGCTGCACTTCGACCCGCACGATCTCGAATGCCACGGCGGTTACTTGTATCGCTGCTGGCATCGCGGTTATCGGCACAGGTGCAATGCCTGGCTAATGGAAAATCTCGCGCAATTAAAGGTTAATGTTAAAGCCGCAGGCACGCCTGATGGCATTGTGTCTAACATTCGCTCTGCGATTGCGCGGGGTTTACCGGAGCTAGTACCAAGTCTCATTGCTCACGACGGTCACATGGTCGTCGTGGGTAGTGGGCCTTCAATGCCATCTCAGATTGAAAATATACGAGCAGAACGCGCACGCGGTCGCCCGATATTTGCAGTCAAGGGAGCGCATGATTTCCTTTGCAAAAACGGCATACAGCCCGATCTATGGTGCTGTGTTGACCCACGCGATAGAAGCGCACAGCTAAGCGAAGCAAACGCGCATACAGTCTATTTAGTGGCTTCTAGGTGCGATCCGTCAATGTTTGACGCGCTGAAAGCAAACAAAGTCATTTTGTGGCACTCGTTTGCCTATGAGGAATACAACAACGAACCTTTCAGCAGTATCTTTAACAAGAAGTTTCTTGTCGGCGGTGGCACTACGTCGGGAATGCGTGCGGTATCGGTAAGTTATGTTTTAGGTTTCAGAACGTTTGAGATGTACGGCTTTGACTCTTGCCTAGCAGATGACGGCAAGACTAAACGATTTACAGGCGAGGGCGTTGATGAGCCGATTGATGTAATCGTCGGTGGTAAACGGTTCTTGTCTAATGGCGCAATGGCGCAGCAAGCAAACGAATTTCAAGAATACTTTAAGACGTTGCCTGACATTCATTTTAATGTGCATGGCGGCGGTCTAATCGCAGCAATCATGGACGAGCGCAAACGCCTCGGAAAGCGAGTATGAGAGTTTCATTCATGCACAGCGGCGGTGCTGAGATGGCATCCTATCGATTGAGGGCGGCTATGCCGTCTGCGTACTGCGGTTATCACTCAAGATTGAACGCTAGGGGCGCAGATATCACGGTGTTTTCCAAGCCGCAGCCCGACGATTTAGTGATGTTTGAGCAAGTGCAAGCTAGGGGCGCAAAAGCAGTAGTGGACATTTGCGACGATCATTTCACGCACCCAAAGTTAGGGGAAATTTATGCGGAAATGGCTCAAAAAGCTGATGCCGTGGTGTGCCCGACTGCGGAAATGGCGCGACGAATCCGCGTTTATGCGGAAAAAGATGCCCAAGTAATTCCCGACACTTGGGAGAATAGCGGTCAACCCCACGCCGACGGTAACAAATATTTGTGGCTAGGGCATCAGAGCAATCTGAAAGAAATATTGCCTTATCGGAAGATGCTGAAACAGTACGACATGACGTACTGCACAGGGCCTAACGATCAGGTTGAGTGCGTGCCGTGGTCTACAGCCGCCCAAGAACAGCTTTTGCGGCAAAACAACATTGTTTTGCTGCCAAGCAAGGAAGAAACCTACAAAAGCGCGAACAGGCTCATCAATGCAATCATGTCGGGTTGCTTTGTAATCGCCAGTAAGATTGATATAAACAAGGAATTCAGGCACTTTTGTTACCTTGGGCCAGTCAAGGGTGGGCTTCAGTTCTCGCAAGCCTACAGGCACGAATTGAACGCTTTGGTAAGGGCAGGACAGCAATACATCCAGCAACATTATTCACCGGAAACCTTGGGGCGCAAATGGCAGAGCGTATTCGACTCCATCTAGGGGCGGGTGATAGGTCTTGGCCTGGCTGGATCAATGTTGATTGCATTGGCGAGCAAGACCTGATTTCGGATGTAACAGAACTTGATTTGCCGGATAACCATGCCGATGAGATTTCCGCGATCCATTTGTTTGAGCATATCCCGACACCTAAAGCGAAACAAACGTTGCTAGAGTGGTTGCGGGTGCTAAAGCCGGGCGGTCAGTTGTCGCTTGAAATGCCGTGCCTTGACAATGTAATTGCGCTATGGAATCAGGGACACAGGAACGATGACTTGATCGGGCGTGCATTGTTCGGAATGCCCGAACCTGATACGATGCGCCATCATTGGTGCTACTCAAAACAGCAAATCGGCACTATGTTAGTTGAAGCAGGTTTTGAGAATGTACGTTTTGAAGAACCATTTTTCCACTTGCCGCAGCGCGATCTTCGCGTCGTTGGCAGCAAATCTAAGGAGTAATCATGGCTATCCCGTCACGCGTTTTGGGTAGTGGTAATTCTTCGCTGTCAACGATTTCGATCTGCGGCGATGGTGCAACCGGTCTTGTTGCTGTAGGCAGCACAATTGCTGACGCTCTTCAACTGTCGGCGGTGTGGAACGCAATCACGACTTCATCTTCAGGTACGGGCGTGATTTTGCCTCCGACTGAAGTGGGTGCAATGGTTGGCATTCGTAATGATTCGGGACAGACCATCACGGTCTACCCGAAAGCAGGATCGACGATCAATGCTGCTGCATCGACTTTGAGCGTTGCAACTGCTAAAACTGTAATTCTGTTTGCAACTAGCGCAACTACTTGGGCAGCCGTTCTTACTGCATAAATTTTTCCCCACAGGAGAAAACAATGGCACTTGATTCAGATATCAACAATGCAGACTCGCAGCTTTATGTCGAGTTTTACACGTCCGAGAAAGACCCCTACAAGGGCAAGCCGTTTATCCGAATCGTAGTGCCAGGTGATAAGACGACAGTAATTGACCAGCCGGTGCGGGATGACCACAAAGAACGATTCCCGCGTCAATGGCTGCATTTTCAGATGCAAAGCGGTGATGGCCCGGTTATCGGCACGCCGCTGAAAGATTGGTTTCAAGACCGTCCTGATGAGTTGAACGACAACCAACTGGCTGAGTTGCAGATTCTGAAATTTCAGACGGTTGAACAAGTCGCCACGGCAAGCGATAATCAGCTTCAACGTATCGGCATGGGTGGCGTAGGACTGCGCGAACGTGCCCGTAATTACTTGTTGAACAAGAACCAAAAAGTTTCGAGTAGCGAGTTGGAAGCAACCCGCGCACAGCTTGAAGAACTTAAGGCGCAGATGGCAATGCTCTTAGAGCAGCGCAAGCCTGGCCGACCAAGGAAGAACGATGTCATCGACGACAATGTTGGAGTTAGTTCAGCAAACAACTAACGAGCTTGGCGTTGCAACCCCGTCGAGCGTAGCAGGAAACACGAACCAAGACGTTATCCAAATTCTCGCGTTGATGAACGCGAACGGGTACGAGTTTCTTCGTCGCCACGCTTGGCGGGAACTGACAAAACAAAACGCGTTTTATACGCAATACATCACGACGACCGGCACTTGGACGACCGCAGCCCGCACGATCACAATGGCATCGACTGCGGGACTTGATACAACCTATCAGGTTCAAGGCACAGGCATCAATCAGAACACCTATATCGTTTCTGTAGACTCAGGAACGCAGGTAACAGTCAATCAAGACTTTTCTGCAAGCGCCGTTGGTGCTACGGCTTATTTTCAGAAAATCAAGTATTCGCTTCCTTCAGACTACGAAAGCCTTGTGCCGCGCACGATGTGGGACAAATCCAAGCATTGGGAAATGCTCGGGCCGGAAGATGCACAGCAATGGGAATGGCTGCTGTCGGGCTATATCTCGACTGGCCCGCGTATCCGGTGGCGTTTGCTAGGTGCGTATTTCCAAATATGGCCGGGTATGTCTACGGCTGAATATCTAGGCTTTGAATATCGCAGCAAGGGATGGGCGCAAGCTGCGGATGGGACTGTCAAGAATTCCTTTACTGCCGACACCGACACCTGTATCTATCCCGACCGGTTGATGGTCAACGCTACCAAGCTGAAGTATTTTGAGGCTAAAGGCTTTGATACCACAGCGATGATGCGGAACTATCTGACCGAGTTGGAAGCAGCGAAGGCGCTGGATATGTCCTCCGCTAACCTGTCTCTCGCTCCGCGTCCGGGCACAGTTCTTATCGGTTACGACAACATTCCTGATAGCGGTTACGGAACGAACTGATGGCAACGAGCGCACGCCGTCGGATGATGATCCAAGGCACAGCGGCGCAAGTCGCTTCCTTGCCTGCGCCTATTGGTGGCTGGAATGCCCGCGATTCCTTGGCAAACATGGAGCCGACGGATGCTGTCCAGCTAACCAATATGTTCCCGACGGTATCAAGCGTCAACCTGCGGGGCGGCTATCAGCAATTTGCGACAGGCATTACAGGACAAGTCGAAAGCCTGTTCAATTATTCCGGCGGTGCGACTGAGCGGCTTTTTGCAGTTGCTGGTGGCAAAATTTACGACGTAACCGCAGGCGGTGCTGTTGGCGCTGCTGTTGTCTCAGGACTGACTAACAGCCGGTGGGAATACGTCAACGTTTCCACGCCTGGCGGTGCGTATATGTATTGCGCCAACGGTTTAGACGCTCCCCTGCTTTACAACGGCACAACGTGGACTTCGATTACAGGCGCATCGACTCCCGCAATCACGGGCGTTACAACGACTTCGCTCGACGATGTGACGCTGTTCAAAAACCGCGTTTGGTTCATTGAGAAAAACACCCTCAAGGCGTGGTATCTCCCGACTTCCTCCATCGGCGGTGCTGCTGAACAGTTAGACCTGAGTTCTATCTGTCGGTTCGGTGGTTATCTTGTTTCCGTTGGAACGTGGACAATTGATGCTGGCTATGGTGCTGATGACAATTTAGTGTTTGTGACCAGCACAGGCGAGATCGTTGCGTATCGAGGCACAGACCCTGCAAGCGCATCGACATGGGCGCTGATTGGCGTATGGAAGCTAGGCACGCCAATTGGCAAGCGGTGTATGTTCAAGTATTCGGGCGATCTGTTGATCCTCACGCTTGACGGTCTTTACCCTCTTGCTTCTGCTGTGCAAAGTTCGCGGCTTGATCCGAGGATTGCGCTATCCGACAAGATTCAAGGCGCGTTTGCACAAGCGACTAGGACTTACCAAAATAACTTTGGTTGGCAGATTCTTTACAACGCAAAAAACAATGCGCTGTTCGTCAATGTGCCGGTGTCCGAAGGATCGCAGCAACAACAGTATGTGATGAACAACATCACGAAAGCGTGGTGCAACTTTACAAACTGGAATGCAAATTGTTGGGAAATTTTTAATGATGATCCTTACTTCGGCGGGAATGGATTTGTAGGCAAAGCATGGACGTTAGATTATCAAGACAACGCTGCAAACATCCCTGCGAACACATTGCAAGCGTTTAACTACTATGGTTCACGCGGCGTTAAGAAGTATTTCACTCGCGCAAGACCTAGCATTTTTACTAACGGGCAACCGGCAATATTTGTTGGTATGAACGTCGATTTTGACGTTGCTGATACGACCGCAGCTTTGTCGTTTAGTCCTCAGTCTTATGCGTCGTGGGATGCGGCGTTATGGGATGTTGGTTTGTGGGGATCAGGCGCAACGATTACGAACAACTGGCAAGGGATTACTGGCATAGGTTACTGCGGTGCAATTGCATTGAAAAGCGCGAGCAAAGGCTTGCAGATTGAATGGGCATCGACGGACATTGTGTATCAGACCGGATGGGCAGGCATATAGCGAAAGGCCCGGCTATCGGGCATTGGGTGGCTAAGCGCGTCGAGGGCGGCTACTTTGAGGGACGCAGCGAAGCGATAGGATTGTGCAAGGATGATGAGATAGTTGCAGGCGTGATATACGAGAACTGGAACAGGAAGAGCATTTGGTGTCACATAGCAATCGAAGGACGGATGACCGGCGCATACTTAGCGGCAATTTTCGACTACCCGTTTAATGTGTGCCAAGTAGACAAGATCATAGTGCCAGTAGGAAGCGACAACGCAGCAAGCATCAAGCTAGTAACGAATATGGGATTTGTAGAGGAAAGCAGAATTAAGGATGCAAGGGTAGATGGCGACATTGTTTTCTTCACAATGACGCATGACACTTGCAGGTTTTTGACTGATAAATACCGCAAGAAACTAGGAGTTAATTATGGGTAAAGGTTCTTCAGCACCGCCACCGCCGCCCGCGCCGGACTATGCAGGTGCGGCACAAGCGCAGGGTGCGGCTAACGTAGAAACAGCTCGTCTACAGGGAAGAATGTCGAACCCAAACATCGTTTCGCCTTTGGGAAAACAGACTGTTACCTATGAAGGCGATCAACCTACTGTCACGCAGACGCTTACCCCAACAGCAACCGAGACACTTGCTTCGCAGCAACGTGTGCAACAGCTATTGGCAAACCTTGGTGAGACGGGTACAAAACAAGCGCAAGATGTAATTAGCACCCCGTTTGCTCCTACTGGAACAGCAGGCGAAGCATTACAAACTCGTCTCGATACGTCGGCTCTTGCTAAAGCCCCCGTCAATGCAGGTATGACGGGGCAAGAAGCAATTATGCGAAGGCTTGCTCCGCAGCTTGAACGTCAACAAGCAAGCATGGAAAATCAACTTGCCAATCAAGGTATCACGCAAGGATCAGAGGCTTACAGAACAGCTCAAACGCAAGCTGCTCAGAACCGTAACGACTTGTTAAGCCAGGCTGCATTGCAAGGCATAGGCCTTGATACGCAAGCTCGCGCAACAGGGTTTGGCGAGCAACAAGCATTAATGTCAACTCAAAACCAAGCACAGCAAGCTGAATTGCAGCGCCAAGCGTACTTGCGTCAACAACCGTTAAACGAGATCACGGGTCTTATGTCAGGCTCGCAGATTCAGATGCCGCAATTCCAAGGGTATCAAGGCCCAACTGTTGCACCTGCTCCAATCTTTGCTGGAGCGCAAGCGCAAGGGCAAGCGGCTATGAATCAATATGGCATCAATGCAGCGCAGCAAAACGCAAATATGTCGGGATTGACTGGCTTGCTTGGTGCAGGACTTGGCGCTTACTCTTACAATCCGACCGCTGTTAAAGGGTTGTTTGGCTTCTAATTGAGGTAATAAAAATGGCTGACATTAGCTTTACTTTGCCTAGTCCTTACCAATCTGAACAAGCTGATATAGCTCGTCGTCAGAGGATGGCTGAGATCATGCAGCAACAGGCATTTCAGCCTGCTGAGACGTTTAGCTATAACGGCATTCAGGCGCGTACTTCTCCGTTAACGGGTCTTGCAAAAGTGTTGCAAGGGTATATGGCTGTCAAGACGCAGAAGGACTTGGCTAACGAACAGAAAGCATTAGGCGAAAAGTATCGCAAGCAATCAGTAGAAGAGGGCGAGCAATTCCTTAATGCGCTGCAAGGTGCGCCTGCTCAGCCGGGAACTGCGGGAGTAGAGCCTATCTCATTCAAATTGCAATCTAGAGATTTTGAGGACAATCCTCAATTAATGGAAGTGCTTGATGAGCAACAAAAAGCCGCAATGCAATTAGGTGTTGCTCCCGAAGGAAAATTATATGCACGACCGGGAGCGCCTGACATTCCGCAAGGCAAACCCAATCTTGCTCTTGCGCGTCAATTAGCGATGCGAGCGCAATACAACCCAACCGTTCAATCAGCAGGCGGAGCGTTGCTTGCAACCTTGCTTAAGCCTAAAGAAGTTAAATGGGAAAAAGCAGAACTGCCACAAGCTGATGGAACTGTTAAAACAGGATGGGTTGATGTCAATAGTCCTAATCCTGCTACAACATTTGTATCGGGAGGAGACAAAGCGCCCGAATTAGTTCGTCAAGATACCGGCAGAGAAATAATTACATTAAATAAAACTACCGGACAACGTGTTAAAGATGTCCCATCAATAACAAAAGATGTGGATGTAAACACAGTTGCAACTCTTGCTCAAACACAAGCAATTGCAGATCGAGCATATAACGGTTTATCTGTGTTCCAAAAAGCCGACCTTGCAAACAGAGCAAGACAATTAGGCATTAGCGAACGTCAACTATTCTTGAGTGAATACCAAGCACAAAACCCAACTCCGCAAGTGGTGCAATCTGAAGGTGGCTATGCAACCGTACAACCTAGAACCGGGGTTTCTGCGCCTGTTATGACGGCTCAAGGTACACAACTGCCGGGCGCACCAAGACAAGCACCGGAAGCCTATTCAAAACAAGCATCTGCATTGCTCAACATGACGGATGCTTTGAATCAATATCAGAATGAATTGAAAGGTTTCACAGTAACAACGACATTGCTTCCTGATCAGCGTGCAAGGATTGGTAATGCGTATCAGAATGCGTTGTTGCAAGCTAAAGAAATTTACAACCTTGGCGTGTTGAACGGGCCTGATAAAGCAATCCTTGAGCAAATCATTACCAATCCGCTTGACATTAAATCAGCGCCAATCTCAACTGAAGCAATGATAAAACAAGTTGAAGCAATGAGAAAAATTATTGAACGTCAAAACGCTAACTTGGCGACCGTATACAAACAACCAAAAATGCAATTGCCAAGCGCACAACCTGCGGCATCAGGTGATTGGGCGGTGGTCAGATAATGGAAACTCAAGTATACAAAGTACGCGATCCGTCAGGTGCGATGCGTGAAATCAGCGGGCCAGTTGGCGCGACTGATGAGCAAGTCATTGCTAAAGCGCAAGAATTGTTTGGCGGCTCAACTCAAAACGCGCAACCTGCTGAACCAAAGTTGCAAATGTCATGGGCAGATGTACCTAAACAAGCAGTAATGAATTTGCCTAAAAGCATTGGCGGCGTGTTAAGTAACTTTGCTGAAGCTGTTACAAGCCCCGTTCAAACATTGAGCGGTGCGGCAGACGTTGCAGCAGGTACGTTGCGAAACATCACGCCTGCGCCTATAGCAAACTTGATCAATCGTTTTGAGAACAATCCACAAGCACAGCAACGCGCTGTTAATGCTGCAAACGCAGCGGGTGGAATGCTCAGAGAACGCTATGGCAGCGCAGAGGCTCTGAAGAATACTTTGGCAACTGATCCTGCGGGCGTAGCTAGTGACGTTGGCGGTGTGCTAAGTGGCGGTGGCGCACTTGCATCACGCGTTCCGGGTTTAGCTGCTGCGGGGCAAACTGCTTCAAGAGTGGGAGCAGCGATTGATCCGTTGGTGCTTGCTTTGCGAGGCACTCAAGCAGCAGGTAAAGTTGTTGCTCCGGTGCTAGGTTTTACTACGGGCGCAGGGTCTACTGCAATCAACGAGGCATTTCAAGCAGGTAGACAAGGTGGCGAACGTGGTGCGGCGTTTACTTCGCAAATGCGTGGTACAGCACCTGTCAATGAAGTTATAGAAACAGTCAAGCCTGCGATTGAACGTATGCGGGCTGAACGTGCGTCACAGTATCGTCAAGGCATGGGAAATGTAACAAAAGATGTGACGGTTCTTGATTTCAACCCTATAGAAACCGCAGTTGCAGACACCAAAAAACTTGGCACGTTTAAAGGAAAAGTAATCGACGAAAGTGCCGCTGATACATGGCAAAAAATTAATGACAAAGTAAGCGAATGGCGCAATTCAAATCCTGCGGAATTTCATACCGCTGAAGGATTGGATGCTCTTAAACGATCAATTGGCGATATTGTCGATTCAAGTGCACCCGGCACGCCATCGCACGCAGCAGCGCAAAAAGTTTACAACGAGATAAAAAATCAAATTGTCAAGCAAGCGCCGGACTATGCCAATGTAATGAAAGATTATCAACTGGCTAGTGATTTATTGCGCGAAGTTGAAAAAACGCTATCAATGAATCCGCGCGCTAACGTGGATACGCAAGTTCGCAAGCTGCAATCCATCATGCGGAACAATGCAAACACAAATTATGGCAGACGTGATGAACTTGGCAGAATTCTAGAGTCACAAGGTGCAGAGAATTTGTATCCGCAGCTTGCAGGGCAGGCACTTAGTTCGCCAACGCCACGAAGTTTGCAAGGCATAGGATCAGCACTTGTAGGTGCAGGTCAAGCGGTTACGAATCCAATTTATGGATTAGGACTTGCATTGACTTCACCACGCGCTGTTGGCGAAGTTACATACGCCACAGGACGAGCAGCAAAGTTAGCAGATCAGTTGCGTCAACAAGCACCTAATTCACCAATCTCGCCAACAGATGCTGCAAGGCTTGCACAACAACTTCAGCGGTGGCAACAACAAGGAGCACAGCAATGAGCTATGGCTTGTGCGCTTCTCCTGATTTGATTCGACTGATATGGCTCTGATTAACACCATAACGCTCGGCAAGAATGCGATGCACTTCATTGCTTTGTCGAATTGCATCAATGTCTTGCGCGGAAAGGCGACCATTCCAATGGTCAAGCCCGTAATTGTGTCGTCGTTTGTTTGCGGTATCAGCGTTATTGTCAGCCTTAGTGCCTACTTGCAAATGCTTTGGATTTACGCAAGCAGGGATATCGCATTTGTGCATAATTATTTTGCCGTTAGGTATTTTGCCAACAAATCTTTCATAAGAAAATCTGTGAGCACGTATATTTTTGCCGCCAATCAAAACAATGCCATAGCCATCGCCATTTTTTGTTCCATTCCAAAGCCAACAACTGCTAGTTTTTTTGACTTTGGCATCAAACGATTCGTAAACGGTAACTCCCGAATGCTGAGACAATTCCTTGTTGCGCCATGCTTCGTTGTAATGGGAGCGGCATAGATGACGCGCTACGGAAGGCTTTCCGCATTGGGAACATGGAATTACTTTATTGACTTGGTAAGTCATTGGCATCTCCTGTCAAAGCGACAGTTTATGCCTTTTTCACGGGAGATGCAATTTTGAGCTACAATGGCAGCGGGACGTTCCAAATCAACACGGCAGGGCAACCTGTCGTCGCGGGTACGGTTATCAGTAGCACAGCGTTTAACGCGCTGACTTCTGACCTAGCAACGGGTCTTTCTACGGCGATCACTAAAGACGGTCAGACGACTGTAACCGCCAACATCCCACTAGCAGGTTTCAAGATTACGGGTCTTGGTGCTGCTACTGTTGGAACGGATGCCGCTCGGTACTCGCAGATTCAAGGCGGGACAGACAAGCTCATCACGGTTAGCGGTACTGACACGCTTACCGGATCATTGACCCCTGCGCTTACGGCTTACGCTGCGGGCAATCAATTTTCATTTGTGGTTGCCAACACCAACACCGGCGCGGTGACGATCAACATTGACGGCGTAGGTTCAAAGTCTATCACTCGCACCGGATCAACTGCGCTAGTGGCTGGCGACATGGTGGCTGGTCAAGTGGTGCTGATTGAATACGATGGCACTCGATTCCAACTGCTGAACGGTAATAGTTTTACGAATCTGAATGTTTCGGGAACGCTCGGCGTTACTGGCGCGACTACGCTTAGCGCGGCTTTGACCTATGGCGGTGTGACGCTGACCAATGCGGTTACGGGCACAGGCAAGATGGTGTTGGATACCAGCCCAACCGTTAACAATCCGACCGTTACTAACTATGTTGAAAGCGTAGTCACGATTGGTACGGTTACATCGTCTAACACTATCGCGCTGACAAATGGCACGGTTCAAACCGCGACGCTTACCGCTTCGACGGCTTGCACGTTCACGATGCCCACAGCAACGGCTGGTAAGTCTTTTGTGTTGTTGCTCAAGCAAGCAGCTTCGACGGGTAACGGTACTGCGACGTTTACCGGCGTTAAGTGGGGTACTGCTGGCGCTCCCACAATTACTGCAACAGCCGGAAAAATGGACATTCTGACCTTCATCGCTGACGGAACGAACTGGTACGGCAGCATTGCACAGGGATACACCCCATAATGTTTGCAGCTAAAAACTTTTTCCTAGCCGGTGGTGCTGCGGGAATTACTGCCGATTACCTTGTTGTAGCGGGTGGTGGCGGTGGTGGTGCGGGCGGTGGTGGCGGTGGCGGTGGCGGTTACAGAGAATTTACTGCTCAATCAATTTCTATTGGTACTGCATACACCGTAACTGTAGGCGCGGGCGGCGCAGGCGGGCCGACAACTGGCGCGCCTAGTATGGGTACAACGGGCAGCAATTCAGTTTTCAACACAATTACTTCCGCAGGTGGTGGCGGTGGCGGCAGCGGAAATACTGTTAACGGTCTTACCGGCGGTTCGGGTGGTGGCGGTTCGGGATTGTTTTCGGGCGGCGGTGGTACAGGTGGCGCGGGAAATACCCCTAGCACTTCACCCGTGCAAGGCTACAACGGTGGCAACGGAAGCGGGGACGCTTCGTACTATGGAAGTGGCGGGGGTGGTGGATCGGGCGGCGCTGGCGTTAACGGCACGGGGGCGGGCGGGGGAAATGGCGGTATAGCCACATCCAACTCCATTACTGGATCGGCTGTTTATTACGCTGGCGGCGGGGGCGCAGGATCGTACACCAGCGGCGTAGCGGGTCTTGGCGGCGGCACGGCAACAACCGCACAAAAAGGCGGCGCAGCAGACGGTAATACCGCAGGTGGCACACCATCAAACGCGACCACTAATACAGGTGGCGGCGGCGGCGGTGGGGGGTATGGTCCAACCTATCAAGCAGGTTCAAATGGCGGCAGCGGAATCGTCATCATTAAAGTGCCTGATACTATTACCGCTACTTTTTCCGGCGGTGTGACGCAAAGTTCAACAACTGGCGGCGGGTTCAAAATTTATACTGTAACGGCAACATCAACGACGGGCGAAACCGTATCGTTTGCATAAGGAAAAATCATGGCGCATTTTGCAAAACTTGATTCAAACAATGTTGTAATTTTTGTTACCGTTGGACGCGACGAAGATAACGGCAAGGAAGCAGAACTGTCAGCCCGTACCGGTGACGTTTACAAGCAAACGAGCTATAACACTAACGGCGGTGTTCACGCCCTCGGTGGCACGCCATTCCGCAAGAATTACGCAGGATTGGGCTACACCTATGACGCGCAGCGCGATGCGTTTATTGCTCCGAAACCGTATCCGTCTTGGCTGCTGAATGAGGACACTTGCCTTTGGGGTGCGCCCGTTCCAATGCCTACAGACGACAAGCAATATTCGTGGGATGAAGCTACGACTTCGTGGGTGCAAGCATGAATCTTATCCGTCTGACCAATGCTACTAAAGGCCGTATCGGTGAGGGTTTGATCCTTAACACCGAAGCAATGATGTCATTTTTTGAAAACACGCAAGAAGATGGCACAAAAGTTACCGTGGCTTTTGGCATGAATGGAAATTCTTGGGAAGTGCAAGAATCCATTGATGAAATCATGGGGCTGATAAATGCAACAGGACATTGAATCGCGGTTTATGACCCATGAAGCGGTTTGCGCGGAGCGGTGGAAAGAATCCATCCTTCGCATTAAACGCCTTGAATCAATTTTGCTGGCGTGTGCTGGCTCTATCATTCTTTTGTTGCTGCACTTGGTGACAAAAACAGGGGGCTAAATGAATGATCGACCCCGTAACGATTGGAGCGGCGTTTGCTGTAGCTAAGACTTCGGTCGCCTTTGTCAAAGAGGCGATCAACATGGGTAAGGAAATCCGTGATTGCTACGGTGAACTGTCCAAGTTTTTCACGGCGCAGGGTCAGATTGAGAAAGCCGCTAAGCAAGTCGAAGCGGCAAAGGCAGCACCAAAGCCTGATGATCCGAAGGAAGCCGAAAAGCATGAATCGGCGCTATCACAGGCTTTCACCATCGTCATGCAGCGCAAGCAGATGCGCGAATTTGAGCAAGAACTGCGAGATATGTTCACGCTCAAGGGCGAGCTAGACCTATACCATGAACTGTGCGCCGAGCGGCAGCGCATTGTCGGGGAACAAGATGAAGCCGCTAGAGAAGCTATCCGCAAAGCCAGGTTAGCTAAAGACCGCGCCGACAGAAAAAAACAAGAGCAAGAAGAACTGTTAATGACAGCGGGAATCTTCGTGTTTCTAGGCATAGGCGGCATCATCATTTTTGTCGCCATCTACTTTAGGGGATGATATGTTTCCATTAGGCGCAGTCTTAGACATAGGCAGCAAGATACTAGACAAAGTATTTCCTGATCCTGCACAGGCTGAAGCTGCCAAGCTGAAGCTGTTGGAGATGCAGCAAAACGGCGAACTAGCGCAACTGAATGCGGATGTATCTGAGCAACATGAATTGACCGACCGGCTCAAAGCAGACATGGCTTCGGACTCATGGCTATCTAAGAACATTCGACCAACCACCCTGATTTTCATTCTTGTTACTTACACCGTGTTTGGTCTTATGTCGGCATGGGACATTGAGGTTAATAAGGAATACGTCCAGCTACTAGGACAATGGGGAATGCTTATCATGTCGTTTTATTTTGGCGGCAGGACGTTAGAAAAGATCATGGGTGTTAAGAAATGAATTTATCCCCGCACTTCACCCTAGAGGAACTGACGCGCTCTGAAGTCGCTTTGCGTAACGGATGGGACAACACGCCTACTCTTGCGGAAACAGAAAATCTTCAGCGGCTTGCGCAACTGTTAGAAAAGGTCAAGGAAGCCGTTGGCGGCAAGCCCGTGATGATTAACAGCGGGTTCAGGTCAAAGCAGGTCAATGACGCGGTAGGCTCCAAGGATTCCAGCCAACACCGGCTGGGCTGCGCCGCAGACATTCGCGTACCCGGAATGACTCCCAAGCAGGTCGTAGAGGCGTGTATAGCGGCCGCTGTGCCGTTTGATCAGATCATCCTAGAGTTTGACGCATGGACGCACATCAGCGTCCCTAATGGCCCGACCTATGCCATCAGGGGTTCTAAGATGATCATTGACAAAACAGGGACTAGGATGCTGGCGTAACCTTTTTGCCGAATATCCACCGCAACTGCTGTTCGGTAGGTTCGCGCTGTTGAGTGTCAGGGCAAGTCTTGACCTTGCACCACATGACCCTATCGCCCGCCTTGAAAGCCACATCACAAACCTTGCAACGCTCATAGTTTTCCATCGGTTTCCCTTTTGCGTTTGTAGAGATCGACTTTCAATTCCGAAACCGCTACCAACAGATCATTGGTAAGCGCGTCGGCTTTCCACCATTGCTGAGACAATGCAGCGGTGTGAATGGCTTTGCGAATCCTATCAACTTCCAAAATGCTTTCTGAGTAGTCCTTCATTCCTGCCTCACTTTCATCATTATGTCTGCTTGCGTGTAGGCTTGTTTTGCAACTTGAACTGGATCATAGTCATAACCATCGTTCATATATCCTTGCATCGCTTTTGCTGCAAAGTAGTCACGCAAATCCATGCCTAATTCGTCCCTTTTTCTTGAATCAAATTTTCCGTCAGCGCGTGGAAATGCTTTCATGTCAATGCCTTCCCAATCCAAAGTAACGCTCCAATGATGGCAATGCCTAGTCCCATCATCATCACAGCCGCGCAGGTATCCTCAAACCATGTTCCACGTTCCTTGTTGCTGTTGATCGGATCGCAGAACATGACAAACACGGCAAACGACAAAACAACCATAAACACGCCGCCCCAAAAGATCATTTTTTCCCCTTTGTAAGATGGTAACGCTCACGGCACAGCACGCGGTGGCACTCTTTGCACCAAGACGAGAGCGTTTTGTATTCGGTTAAGTTGAACTCTTTCGGCGGCTTGATCTCTTGGCACTTCGTGCATTGTGCCGGATGCCCCTTCAGCCTCCATCGTCGCGGTTGACCCATTTTCTAGTTCCCTGATTAGTTTGTGATTGAGCCGCCACAGCATATGCTTCGTTCGTGTTTTGCCGTTGTATTGCAATCGCAACCCCATGCGAAACACTAAGCCATCCTTTGCCATGCCGTTGAGATAGCTACCAATCGTCCCCACATCCTCATTCAAGACTTCGGCTATGTTAAATCCTGTCATTTCAAGGTCGCGGGCTAAGACTTCACGCATGGCAGCGATGATCTGACGGGCGCGGGGTTTCAGAGCTTGGGCAGGCACGTTACATCCACCACAGACGGAACAAGTTGGTTATTGACCTTGCGCTTAGTGCTGATGACTACGGGGCGCATACCGGCTTTTTCGCACTCACCAATGCCGTTGATAACTTCCAGCCTGGAAAGCGGTGGGACTTCCTTTTCCACTTGCAGGCTTGAGACAGCTTCGGGTACTGCGGTGCTGGCAGTTTGCATTGATGCACAGCCGCTAAAAATGATGACTGCAAAGCAAAGTAAGGTTTTCATTTTGCCACCTGTATCAATGTTTCGCCCTGTTGCTGTCGGGCGCGGTTGAAGATCACGGTTATGTCGGTGTGTGAGGCTTTGGTAGGCGTGAATTTGCCGTCGAGAATGTAGAGATTACGTTCCCGCAGGTACTCGATGCAGCCTTTGCGTTTTTCGTCGTATCGGCGCGGATCGTGTGGCTTCCAGTTCGATACGTCTATCAGATCAGGCTGTAGTGCGTCGTAAGTCATCATCCAGTTAATTGCATCAGCTATTCTCATCGTCATCCTCCGGTAAGAACCTGCGGCGTGCAGGATTGTTTTGCCAAAAGTACAGATTGAACCGAAAACTACGGCGCTGTTCTGCTGTGATGGTGTTTGTAAAGTAGTTTGGCGATTCGTCCCACATGGCTTTTATCAGTTGTTTCTTGAAACGCTCGCCATCCATGCCGATCATTTCAACGTAGTGCTGTGCGCCTTCCATTAGAAACATCATTGCGTCGATAGCTTTGTCCTGCGATACATCGACCTTGTGCCGTTCCGGGCCTTTGCGTTTGACAGGCTTAAGACACGCATCAAGTACCGCAAGGCTTACGACATTCGCAAGCAACTGTGTGCAGGCTTTGGTTTGAGCTTCTTCATCCATTGTCGTTTTCTTTCACAAAGATGCCATCAACCATTTTGCCTTTGCGGTAGCGTATTTCCTGCCATGCAAGATCAAGGCATTCTTCGACTGGCATATCAATTTGCGCGGCAATGATGGTCAACACGACCATAATGTCGCCAATTGAATCAACGATGCGGTCTATGTCATTGCGAGCAACGCCAGCAGCAAGCTCGCCGGATTCCTCTAACAGCTTGACCACTTGCGCTTGCAGGGTGCTACCTTTGACAAGGTTGCGATCCGATGCCCATTCACGAATTTTTCCAAAGTAATCGTAGTCCATTGTTGCTCCTAAAAAGGGATGTCGTTATCTAAGTCCGACATATCGCCAGCTTTCTTTTGTTTGGGCTGGTCTTTGTTTTTGTGCTGCATAGAGCAAGACATGAACTTGCCTTTAGCGCCCTCACGAATCCAAGCTGATACCCACACAGGTTCGCCGTTCATGTCCAAGCCATCGCCACGATAGTCGGGATGGTTGTCTGCCTCTTTTTTCAAGTTCTTGAACAAAGTGAACGAGCCAGGTTTCGGTATGTAAGCCATTATTTTTTCCTTATGTTGTCAATCATTTCATCCACTTCGGACAGGAACTGCGTTACTGCTGCTTCGATTTCCTCGATGCGCTTGTCATCGCGGTCGAACCTATGCACAAACAATTGCAAATCTTCGGGTAGTCGCGGATCGTAGGATACGAAATCTACCCATTCCCGACCTGTGCAAGCCATTTGCCACAGCATTTGATTTTCGTATTGGCGAGGCTGTTTCTTGTCGATCAGCGTTTGCAGGTGCGTAGCCGTCTTGGGGCACTTGATTTCCACTAAGCCATTAGTCGATACCAGTCCATCAGGTGAAGCTGCGCCGCGCTCAATCGTCGGATGCAGCACGATTCCGATTTCGTCCACCGTCCAATCACAAGCCAGTTCGTACTCGGCGCGGGCAAACTTTTCTTGCTCCGTTCCCCATTGCATTGCAGCATTTGTAAAGCCGGATTCCTGCGGCTGTCCCGTCAGAATCTCAGCCACAATCTGCGCTTTGTAATCCCGATAAGCTGCGGTGGTCTTAGCCGCCATCACATCGTTGATCCTTGAGGCCGTAACCTTACCGGCGCGAGCGGCAAGCCATTCGGGACTACCCTGCGGAATTGACAAAACTTTCATGCTGCCTCCAGTTCGGCTTTGCGGGAATTCTTGGCAGCAACAATTTTTTGCATTGCGTCGGTATCTTCAACATTTTTTGCAGCGCGATATGCTTGCGCGTAGAACAGTTTTAATTCATCTGCTGTGTTAGCTGTGTTGATTGCTTCAAGTAGCTGTGGCAACGTTTCCAATCGTTTCTGAGGTGCATTCTTGCCACTCGCTGCGTTGCCGTCGTCGTCCTCGGGCGTTACACCGCAAGCAGCAGCCAAACTATAGCGGCGGGCATAGGTCAAAGCTGAGCCGTAGCCTTGAGCATCAGCTTTTGAGACTGGCAAATTCAGCACGCCGCAAGACAGCCATTCGCCAGATGCGTGCAAAAGAATCGTTTCGACTCGCACCTCGTCCTTGTCGCTAGGCTCGATACGCTGGATGTAGCTAAGACCGCACTCACCGAAAGCTGGCTTGATAGCCTCAACAACAGAACTTAGATCAGCGTAACGAGATTTGAAGAAAGGATTGTTGCTGTCCTTGAGTGCGCCCTTGATGTTTGGCTGCGCCATGGCTAGTGCTGTGGCAAGGTTAGCGATTGATTCTGACTTGTTCATGAAAGGACTCCTGTAATGATGAGTAGGAAAAGGATTGTGAAACCAACTGCAACTGCGTGATCTGCATTCATGTGCCTGCTCTCAGTTTGCGTGAAAAAACGTCGTAGTCGTAGTCGCCGCGATCTACCCAACGTTCCCACTCGCGGGTCTTATCCCACTCTTCAATGACAGGCGTTGCTTTTTTGAAGTGAATGCCTTCAGGCTTGCAAGTTCCAAAATCAGTTCGTTCGATGTTGCAAAAGATTTGCAAGCAAGCGCCAGTAACGGGCGAAAACAGCGTCTTGCGACGACACTCTGATGCTTCTGCGTTTGTTTCGTTGCGCCTGAAGTGCGTACAGTCTCGGCAGTAATTCATGTGCGTCTCCTTACTTAACTTGTATTTTGTATGAGGGATACACACCGGTCATGCGATGCGTTGTACCGTGCGCTTCGTCCCAAGCAGCAAGGATGTCGTTTTTGACGATGCTTTGCGGTACGTCAAAGTTGAGCTTCTTGTAAACGTGACGCTTGTTGTCGTGCCATACATCAATCGTTCCGCGAGCGCGGGGTGCATAGTATTGATTCGTACCTGCTGCATAAGTACCGACAAAGTTGAACGTGTATGAATACATTTGTTACTCCTTGTTGTTGTCAATCAGTTACTGCAAAACAAATGTTACATACTTTTTCGATCAATTACAAAACTTGCAAAGGAAAATTGTTAAGTATTCTTAACTTAATCAATGTCGCTTGACAAGAAAGATTGCCACACTATACTGCTCTTTGCAAGTATTCTTTTCAACCTAGGAGCTATCATGAAAGTTGTACAAGCAGAGCAGCATTTTGGCAATCGGCGCAAGCTGGCTGAGGCATTGGGCATTACAAGTCAAGCTGTGAGTCAATGGGCGAAGCGTGGCACGATTCCCGAGGGCGTTGCGTACAAGTTGCAAGTCATCACTCAAAACGCGCTGGTCGTCAATCCTGTCGATTACATACCTGTGCAGCAGCTTGTTGCTGAGATCGTCCCGCAGCAGTAGTTGACAAACAGAAAATAGTCGTTTACTGTGTGTTTGTCCGAGAGAAAGATCGGCAGCGTGTGGAAGCGCGAACAAAGTTGACATGAACCCATCTACGCATGGGCTTCGGTTGTCGAGACTTTTGTTGACTTTGTTCTCTTCCACCGCAGCTCGAAGCCCAGCCGTAGGTGGGTTTTTCTTTGACTACAACGCAGTCGGCAATGAGAGCAACAGGGCTGCGATTGAAAGAGTGCTACTGGTGGCTAAGGTCTGCGACAGCACGCATAAGGGTGGCGAAGTTAGTGCCCTTGACCGAAAGACTGACGAGTGTCGTGGCTCCGGAAAGCACAGACTAAAGGCGCATTTGGCTTAGGCTAAGTGCGCTCACCAGAAAGCAGATACTACTAGCTACTTATACAGGTGACTCATGAGTGATTTGTTTGGCGAAGAAATGTTTGACTACAATAAAGAATGGCAAGACATGCCTGAGTTCATTCAAGAGAACTTACGCACGATTCATCAAGTAACGATTAGTTTTCTGACGACTGAAGACATGAATGAGTTTTCAGAACTGATAGGTCGTCGCATATCGTTCACGACTAAGAGCGTGTTATTTCCTGTCAAAGAGAAGTCAGAAAAGCGTGTTTACGTCGATGAAGCCTAAGCATCCTATCTACATCATCAGCAAAGGTCGTGCTGACTCTCGTCATACGAGCAGAGCACTTGAGCGCATGAACGTTGACTATCGCATCGCAGTAGAGCCTCAAGAATACGATGCTTATGCAGCAGTCATTGAAGCGAGAAAAATCTTAGTGCTACCGTTCAGCAATCACGGACTTGGCTCTTATCCTGCACGCAACTGGTGTTGGGAGCATTCGATCTCGCAAGGAGCTACATGGCACTGGATCATGGACGACAACATCGACGGCTTCGTGCGCTTGAACAACAACAAAAAAATACCTTGCAGATCACCTGCGATCTTCAAAGCGTGCGAAGATTTCGTTGATCGCTATGAGAACGTCGCACAAGCTGGCTTGCAGTATCGTTTCTTTGCAGAGCAGAGAACAGCGATGCCACCGTTCAGAATCAATACAAGAATTTTCTCGTGCATCTTGATTCGCAACGATGTGCCGTTTCGTTGGAGACTTAAATACAATGAGGATGTTGATCTTTCTTTGCAGATGCTCACAGCAGGTTGGTGCACAATCATGTTCAACGCTTTTTTGCAAAACAAAGCAGCAACTTTGACTGTAAAAGGTGGCAACACAGAGGAACTTTACGGTAACGGCAGTCGTAACAAAGAAAAGTCGCAGATGCTTGTTGATACATGGCCAGACATGGCAAGTCTTGTCATGCGATACGGTCGATGGCATCATCGCGTCGACTTTGATGTGTTCAAGCGAAACAGACTCATCAAGAAGAACGTGGTTGTTCGTGAGGGCGTTAACAACTATGGAATGAAGTTAGTTGCACTTGAGGAAAATAAATGACTGACAAAGAGATCATGCTGCAATACTTGTTGTTGAAGGTAAAGCAAGAGGACTGGCACGGTGTAGCAGATGCAGCGATGGACATTCGTGAAATGGAGGCAAAAAAATGTTCGACGAGTTCTACAGCAAGTTCCCAAAAAAAGTAGCGCGTAAGGATGCAGTCAAAGCATGGTCGCGTCTGACTGTCGAGCAGCAACAGAAAGCATTGGCGGCGATTGACGATCATTTGCGGATGTGGACTGCTGAAGGACGAGATAAACAGTTCATTCCTCATCCTGCAAGCTGGTTGAATGGTGAACGGTTCGACGATGAAATCTCAATGCCTGAACCGAAAGTGGTGAACTGGTGGACAAGCGATCAGCTTACGATGGAACACGGTCGCAAAATCGGAGTACCGGCGCGTCCAGGCGAGGATATGACGCAATATCGCCTTCGGTTACGGGCAGCATAAGCTGGAGGCAAAGAGTTGAAAATGTAGTACGCGTGCAGGGTATGACGCGAGAAGAACGGGCAGCAGCAATGCCCGAATCAGCCGAGATCGTGAGGGCGTTTGCGGCTGAGTTTTCGGTAGTAGAAGTTAGGGCAACAGAAAATAACCTTTTCTATGAATGGATAAAAAAATGATGCTTGATAAGTATTTTCCTAACTTGTTGTTCCCGCGTGTACGCAATACCGATCCGATCACAAGCCACCAAGCAGCGGATCAGGCAGCAGAACTCGCTACCAAGCACCACGGCATCATCTTGGCGGCATTACACATTCCCGGCACTATCTACGACATAGCCGCCCGCACAGACTTAGACCACAACGCAGTAGCTAGACGCATGAGCGAACTAGAACGGCTGGACTTGGCTTACACCGAAGGTAAAAAGAAAGGCGCGAGCGGTCGTATGTGTCGCGTATGGGTGCGGAAATGCTAGTCCAACTGCTTGAACCTGACCCAATCCTGCGCGATGACCCTGTGCGCCCCAATATCAGCCCGAAGCGGCGCATCGCAGGTAAAAATCGTGGTGTTTATGCGTGGGTGGAAGATCGGCAGATAGGCGCGGTTGTGTGCGTTAGTCAGCCGGGATCAATGCCCAAAACAGAACGCGAACTTTTTGCAAAAGGCTGGATACAGCCATCTTATTGGGTGGTGTTGTATTCGGTTTGGTCTTACAAGCCCGGATGCGGCAGCAAACTAGTGAATGCGCTGGTTAAAGAAATCAGAAAACAAGGATGGTTTCGCATCGTCACTATGTCACCGCAGACTGAAATGGCTAGGCAATTCCATTTGAAGAACGGCGCAAAGCTGCTGCAAGAAAACAAGACAACGGTGAACTATGAATACTGACCGCACCCTAGACCAAAACGCGGCGCAATGGCCTATTCTAGAAGCGTGGGCGAAGCAAAAAATATGGGTGGTAAACGGCGCAAAAACGCGCATGAGCGCCGAGGAATGGAAAGACGTACTGACAGCCGCTTTCGAGGGCGAAACGTCTCCAAGGCTTGCTATGGGGCTAAATGGAGGCGTTGTTATGCTTGGCAGACGAACGAGCAAATACACCAAGGCTAGATTCTCTGAATGGCTGGATTGGCTGATGGCAGCAACTCACCATGCGGGAGTTACCCTTGACGAAAGCTGAACAGGAGTGGCACGCCAAGGTCAGAGACTTGGGCTGCATTGTGTGCCGGTTGTTCCACGAAACCCGATCTGATGGGGATATTCACCACGTTTTGTCCGGCAGCAAGCGCAAAGGTGAAATGTTTGTGATATGTCTGTGTCCCACCCATCATCGCAGCGGTCGCAATAGTCCTGAGTATGTGAGCCGCCATCCCTGGCGCAAGGCTTTCGAGCAAAGATACGGGACAGAGCAACAGTTGTTACAACAGACGGAGGAATTATGTGCCAGTTCACAAAAATAGAGGAAGCTCAAGCGTTGAAGGTATTGCATGGCATCTGCACAGCTTTCCTTGAGTTTGGGCAGGCAACAAGCGACTACAGCGAAACAGAACTTGCTGAAGGGGTGTGCATGGAACTGTTGGTGCAAGATATGCGAATCACGATTGAGACCGGGCCGGAAGTCATTGCCGAGATTGAGACAGCTAAAGCTATTCAGAAAGCAGCCCATGTTAATTGACGACTGCCCGACGATTCAATGCTTTGTAAGGAAGGAATTTTTGTACGATGAGAAGGAAGGTCACGGGGAGTTCGTTAAAGCGGTAATTTTTGGCGTGCGGGCAGAACCTGCGCGAGTTCCCATGTTTCAGGTGATGTTGGAATCGGGAGCGCAATGGGCGCGAGTTCCAATAAACAAGATTTGTTTACAGCCTTGCGAGCAACTACCGATTGAGCAGCTAGTGTGGTGGGACTCGTATGGCTATGAGTTTGCGGTGCATCAATTCTCATTCCTGAAAAACCACAAAGTTACGGCGCTTGGCAGGGATGGAATCATAAGGACAGGAAATTACCTGTTTACCCTTGATTGGATGAGAACGGGGTGGTCGGAAACGCCGGATCAGCACAAGAATCACCACATTATCGCCTTGCAAACCGGGCAGTTGATTGCTTACCCGAACAACCGATTAGTGTGGCTCGACCCGTCTTGGATAGCGCCTGCGCCGGACAAGAACTGGAAAACGCCCACGAAAGCAATTTCTGTTGAGGGTCTATGAGACGCGCTGCAAAGGTAGATGCAAATCATGTCGAAATCGTTACTGAGTTCAAAATGCGTGGATGTTCTGTGCTATCGCTTGCACCTATGGGTAGAGGCGTGCCTGACCTGTTGGTTGCGTTTGGGGGCGTTACTTGGTTTGTCGAAGTCAAAGGGGAGAAAGGCAAGGAAACGGAGGATCAACAAAAGTTTGCGCTCCAATGGACGGGGTGCAGAGCAATCGTCCGGGACGTGCAGGGGGTCAAAGATACAGTCGAAATTATGATTGCTCAGATGGTGAAATTGCGGGCTTGACTGGCTGATAAATTCAGAATATCATAGTGAAATTGCTGAAAAAGGGTGAAAAATGTCGAAATACAACGAATCGGCGGCGGCGTTTGTTAGTGTTCTTTTTCACTCGTCAACCGTTACGCACTTCATGCACTTGCAAACCAAGTCATTCGCGCAACACATGGCGCTTGGTGAGTATTACGACGCTATTGTCGAACTCGCAGACAAGTGGGCAGAGGCGTATCAGGGGTGCTATGACATCATTACCGGCTACCCCAAGGACTTCCACCTAGCCACCGACCCGGTGAAGTATCTGACGCAGATCAAAGAGTTTGTAAACGACATTCGCAAGGACTTGCCACAGGATAGCGAGCTGAACAACTTGGTAGACGGCATCGCAGATCAGATCGACTCGACCCTCTACAAATTGCGCTTTCTTAAGTAATAACATTAATTAAGTATGTTAAGAATATCTGTTACAAATCAATCACATGGCTGCTAGGAAAAGAAAGATAACTTTATCTGACTCATGGCGAGAGAAGATTCAAGCCAGTCAGATCATGAATCGCCTCTTGAAGCACGTTGAGGGCGAGATTGAGCTATCAGGTACGCAGGTCAAAGCAGCGGATATTTTGCTGAAAAAGGTCGTTCCTGACTTGGCTAGGACTGAAAACGTGGGTAATGAGGGCGGGCCGCAGGAAATGGTGATCCGATGGGCCGATCCCAAATAATCCTTCCCTATGCGCCAAGGCGGGCTTTCCTTCCCTTCCATGCCCGCACGCAGCGATGGGGCTGTTTAGTCGCTCATCGACGCGCAGGCAAGACAGTAGCGGCTATCAATGACGTAATCAGGGCAGCGGCTACCTGTAAGAGCACTTTCCCGTTGTTTGGCTATATTGCTCCATACCGAAGCCAGGCGAAGTCGGTGGTTTGGGACTATCTCAAGACCTTTGCCGCGCCGATCATTCTTGATAGTAACGAGGCTGAATTGACGGTTACGCTGATGAACTTGGCGAAGGTTAGGTTGTTCGGTGCTGACAATGCCGACGCTATGCGTGGTTTGGGCTTTGACGGCATTTACATGGACGAGTATGGCGACTTTAAGCCTAGCGTTTGGGGCAATGTTATCCGTCCAGCATTGTCTGACAAGCAGGGGTGGGCGGTGTTTGGTGGTACGCCGAAAGGAAAGAATCAGTTTTGGTCGATTTATGAAAACGCCATTCGTTCCCCTCACGAATGGTTCCTGCTGCGCCTGCCCGCTTCTTCGTCGGGGCTGCTTCCTCCATCCGAGCTTGCAGCAGCTAGGGCGCAATTGTCCGAGGATCAGTATTTGCAGGAATACGAATGCTCATTTGAAGCTGCAATCCTCGGAGCTTTTTACGGCACAGAATTCAGAGAACTTGAGCAGCAAGGGCGTGTAACAAGTGTGGATGTTGATCCGAGCGTGCCGGTGCATACCGCGTGGGACTTGGGCTATCGTGATGACACAGCTATATGGTGGTATCAAGTCTTGCGGGGAGAAATCCATGTGGTCGACTATTACGCGGTCTCAGGCGCGAACGTCCAAGAGCTTGCACAAGTTATCACGGATCGAGGTTATCGCTATGGTAAGCATTGGCTACCGCACGACGCGAAAGCCAAAACCCTTGCCAGCGGCGGCAAGTCCATCATTGAGCAGCTTGGGGCGCACTTGGGCATTTCCTCGTTGGCTATCGTCCCTGATTTGTCGATCCAAGACGGCATACAGGCAGTAAGGAAGATGCTCCCGATCACTTGGTTTGACAACAAATGTTACGAGGGCATCGAGGCATTAAAGCAGTATCAGCGCGAGTATGACGAGGACAAAAAGGCATTCAGACAGACCCCGCGACACGATTGGACTAGCCATCCCGCGGATGCTTTTCGTATGATGGCAATCGCATGGAAGCAAGAGCCGGTAATCAGAGCGCCGGATAGAGAGAAGCCTTTGATGGTAGGCCCGCAAAACACAGTTACCCTTAACGATATGTGGTCAACTGTTAAACCTAAAGGAGCAAGAATATGAGTGGCGTTTCTTACCCGTACGCGTATGCGTATGAAACCGTTGCAGCAAGTCAAACCGCGCAGGTACTGGGCGGCGCTGGCGCACAAGGCGATTATGTTCATCGCTTGATCGTGGTTGCAGCGAACAACACCGCGTCAAACGTCACGCTGATTGATGGCTCAACGAGCATCGTCATTACCGGCGCAACGACTCCCGTTGGTACTTACAGCCTCGAGTTGAACATGGCAGCGGCTACCGGCCCATGGAAAGTTACGACTGGCAGCGGCGTGACTGTCATTGCTGTGGGCATATTCTCGGCATGATGAACAAACCGGGGCTTTATGCCAACATTTTAGCCAAGCAGGAACGGATCAAGCATGGATCAGGCGAGAAGATGCGTAAGCCTGGCGATCCCGGTGCGCCGACTGCTAAAGACTTCCGCGAATCTGCTAAGACTGCAAAGCCGGAGAAAAAATGAGCGCAGCGTGGACGCGTAGCGAAGGCAAAAATCCACAGGGCGGTCTGAACGCCAAGGGGAGAGCTTCGTACAAAGCTGAGACTGGCGGGACGCTTAAGCCTCCCGTCAAGGCAGGCGATAACCCGCGTCGCGCTTCTTTCCTTGCTCGCATGGGCAATATGCCTGGCCCGATGGAAAAGAACGGCAGTCCTACTCGATTGGCATTGGCGTTGAAAGCGTGGGGAGCAAGCAGCAAGGAAGATGCTCGCGCCAAGGCTCGCGCTATCTCGGAGCGTAATCGTGACTGAACAAGAACGTCTAGCGGCGGCGCTTGAGTATCAAGGCGCTACGGCTGCACCGCCAACGATAGCGCAACAACTTGCCAAAGTGCCGAGCAGGTTGGTTGGCGCATTGAAGGCATTGGGCACAGGTTCAAGCTACGGATCAGCAGAGCCTGTTAATGCTGTGAACGATTTAGCACGCGCTAACTTTTGGCGTGGTTCGGTGTTCGGTGTGCCCGAAGATGTAAAACAAAGGAACATTGATAGGGCGGCAGAGATTGCAGCAACTTTTATTGGCCCGAAAGCAAAAAGTTGGAACGCCGAGGCTAACGCCCGCGCCCTGCAAATGGAAAAGGCAGGCGCTACACCGGAAACAATATGGCAGGAAACTGGCAACTGGAAAGCGCCGGATTCTGCATGGCGGCAAGAAATAAGCGATAAAGGATCAAAAATTACCGAAAACGTGTATCGAGGAATTTCTGAAAATCAAAAGTTCAAAGGATTGTTAGAGCAAGGTTTGTCACATAACGAACTTTATGCCGCTTATCCTGAATTAAAAGGAATTCACTCTAATTTTTTTGCCGCCGCTGAACCTAGCGGAAATTTTATACCTAATGCACGAACCATGACCGTTGCAGGCCCTGACACCATTAAGCAACGTAGCACCGCCTTGCATGAGTTGCAGCACGCAATCCAACAGAAAGAAGGATTTGCAAGGGGCGGCAGTCCCGAATCAATGACTATGACACTTGAGGAAATTGCTCAAGAAAAAAGACAAAAAGCTAAAGAATTGTTTAATCTTTCAAAAGCCAATGACCCGCTTGATCCCGGTCGCATAGTAAAGCCGGGCGCTAGAAAGAAAGGTTTGCAACTTGAACGAGAAGCGCAAGACCTTGATAGCAAAGCAGTCATAGCAAATTTAAGCGGGCAAGCACGATTCGACTTGTACCGCCGCCTTGCCGGTGAAGCCGAAGCTAGAGCCACTCAAAAGCGCAGAAACCTAACAGACGAACAACGCCGAGCAGAATTTCCCGAGCGCTCTTATGACGTGCCAATTAACGAACTAATCATTAGGCGATAAACATGGATGAGCAAAGCACAGGCTTGCAGAAGCTGCTGCATAACGTTGCAGCGTATGACGGTGACTTTAAGAAGTGGGAAGCCCGCGCTCAAAAGATCATCAAGCGTTACCGGGACGACAACCGCAGCCAAAATACGAACGAGACTGCGAAGTTCAACATCCTATGGAGCAACGTCCAAACGCTGATTCCTGCGGTTTACGCTCGTTTGCCCAAAGCTGATGTATCGCGTCGTTTCGGTGATAACGATCCTGTAGGTCGCGTTGCGTCGTTGTTGATAGAGCGGGCGCTTGACTTTGAGATTGAGCATTACCCTGATTTCCGCGCAACGATGAAACACGCAGTTGAGGATCGTTTCCTTGGCGGGCGTGGGACGGCTTGGGTGCGATATGAACCGCACGTCAACGCTGTTGATATGCCTGAAGATGGGCTAGAAGTAACCGAGGACATTGACGAACCTGAAGCCGGTGTGCAGAACGATCCTACAGCCGGTCAAGAACCAATGGAAGAGATTGAGTACGAATGCGCTCCCATTGACTATGTGCATTGGAAAGACTTTGGCCACTCGGTAGCGCGTACATGGGAAGAAGTAACGGCTGTTTGGCGGTGGGTATACATGACCCGCGAGGCGTTGGTTGAGCGTTTCGGCGAAGAAGTGGGAGAAAAGATACCTTTCGATGCAGGCCCGGACACCCTCAAGCAGTATGGGCAGTCCACCAAAGAGCACACCCGCGCAAAGATTTGTGAATATTGGGACAAGGAAACGGGCAAAGTCTATTGGTTCAGCAAGTCAATGCCTAACATCATTGACGAGCGCGACGATCCGCTAGAACTAGAGGGATTCTTCCCCTGCCCGCCACCGTTGTATGCCACCATGACGAGCGACACCCTTGTTCCGGTGGCTGACTTTGTGCTGTATCAGGATCAGGCTAACGAGCTTGATATCCTGTCCGATAGGATTGACGGGTTGGTCAAGGCTTTGCGCGTTAGAGGGGTCTATGACGCTTCTCAGCCCGCTTTGCAGCGACTGATGACCGAGGGCGAGAACAACGCCCTGTTGCCGGTTGACACTTGGCTTGCGTTCGGCGAGAAAGGCGGTCTAAAGGGCGCTATCGACTTCCTGCCCATCGACATGATCGCTCAGACGTTGATCCAATGCTACCAAGCGCGTACTGAGATTAAGAATCAAATCTATGAGATCACGGGTCTGTCGGACATTATCCGAGGATCGTCGTTTGCCTCTGAGACGGCTACGGCACAGCAGATCAAGGGGCAATATGCCTCGATTCGTCTGCGCTCGATGCAAGAGGATGTGGCGCTGTTTGCGACCGGCTTGCTACGGCTGAAGGCGCAGGTAATCTGCACCAAGTTCCAACCGCAAACCATTGTTATGTTTGCAGCGGCAGATCAAATGCAGCCCGAAGATCAACAGCTAATCCCCCAGGCGCTTGCTTTGCTGAAGGATAAGCCGTTGCGTAACTTCCGCATTGAAGTTGCTGCTGATTCTCTCGTGCAGCTTGACGAGCAAAAAATGAAGCAAGAGCGCGGCGAGTTCCTGCAAGCGTTTGGCTCATTCCTGCGCGAAGCCTTGCCGTTAGGTCAGCAAGCACCGGAAATGATCCCGATGATTGGCGAGCTGCTGAAGTTTGGCGTGGGTGCATTTAAGGGTGCAAGGCAGATTGAGGGCGCTATTGATCAGTCAATTAACAAACTGGTTAACAAGCCGCCGGTCGAGCCGCAGCCTGACCCTGAGATGCTCAAAATGCAAGCAGAACAGCAGATGGCGCAAGGCAAGATGCAAGCAGACGGGCAGCTTGAACAAGCGAAGATGCAAGCACAGATGCAGATCGAGCAAGCTAAGTTGCAAGCACAGATGCAAATGGATCAAGCAAAGTTGCAACTTGAACAGGCTAAAACGCAGCGCGAAGTCGAAGTTGAGCAGATGCGGGCGCAGATGGACGCGCAGAAACTGGAGTTTGACCGTCAGAAAGCCGAGATGGAAGAACAATACAACCGCTGGAAAACTGAGCTTGACGCAGCAACAAAAGTTACCGTTGCGCGGATCGGTGCTAACCCTGGCGTGGATATTCCGCTCGTTGAAGCTGCAACTGCCTCTGCTGAGCGCATGACCGCTGAGCTAGGTAACGGCGTGCAGATGGCGCTGCAAAACGTCGAAAAAATGCAGCAGGATATGGCGGCTTTGCACGATCAAACGTCAAGCAAGATTGAAAGCCTGCTTTCGGTTATGTCTGCACCGAAACGCATTATCCGTGGGCCTGATGGCAAAGCGGTTGGAGTTGAAATCGCAACATGAACGGGGGTTGGGACACCGGTACTTGGGACGGAGCAACGTGGGATTACGTTCCCACGCTGATCGATCTTGATACCCATGACGGCGACAAGCTGAAAGATCGCTTTGCAAGAGAAAAAGCGGTAAGGGAAGAACGTCGTCGGGAAGTGCTTGCGCTTTACGAAAGAATTGTTGAGGGCAAGGAAGATATCCCCGAAGTTGTCGAGCCGTTGAATTACATAACCAAACAACAGATTTTGACAAGTAATCTTAATTTTGATAAATTGATCGCTGATCTTAAGAATGCTGAACAGATATGGCATCAGCACGTAGAAATTGACGACGAGGAAATTCTGTTACTTCTATGAGAAAACGTTGGATATACGTTAATGGCGAAGCGATAGAAGTTGGTGACTACGAACCGACTGCTGTGCATCACATCATGCCGGACATTCAGCCGTATCAGTCGATGGTTGACGGTTCGATGATTACGAGCCGCAGCCGCCACAGGGAACACCTGCAAGCGCATGGCTGCATCGAAGTCGGCAACGAGAAGATGGAAACGAAAGTTGCGCCGGTTAAAGATAACCGCAGGGAAGTTTTGAGGCAGCAACTGTCAAACATGACGCATTCCGAAGCGAATAAGATTCTTAGCAGACTTCGTGATGACGCTAGATTTACTAACCCCCACAGGGAACGATAATGAGCGATCTCCACGCAATAGTGCCGGTTGAAGATACACGCAGGGAAATGCTTGAGCAGCAATTCGACCAAGCCGTTAATGCGCCGCCAGGCGAGATGCCTCGTGAGGATGTGCCGCGAGACACGGAAGGCAAGTTTGCGCCCCGTGAACCCGAACAAACGATGGTTCAGCAGGCAGAGCAGCCCGCTGAAGAGCCGGTGTGGAAGCGCCCTCCCGCGTCATGGAAAAAGGATTATCACGACGCATGGCAGACTGCCGACGATAGGCTGAAGGAATATGCCTGGCAGCGCGAGGAACAAATGAAGGCAGGGGTTCAGCCCCTGATGGAAAAAGCTAAGTTTGCAGATCAGTATCAAGAGGTTATGAACCCTTACATGGACACGATCCGTGGCTTGGGGATTGATGGGCCAAAAGCCGTTAAAGCGTTGATGGAAGCTGATCATGCTTTGCGTTACAGCGACCCGCAACAAAAGCAACAACTTTTCTTGCGTCTCGCTCAGCAATATGGTGTGAATTTTGGTGATGGTAGTCAACTGCAACAACAGGCGACTGTCGATCCAAGCATCTCAGCACTACAGCAAGAACTCAATCGGGTTCGTGGTGAAGTGATGAGTTGGAAGGAAGAGCAAGAGCAGGTGCAGAATCAGTCATTGCTCGGCGAAATCAACAATTTTGCCATGCGTGCTGAGCATTTTGAAGAAGCGCGACCGACAATGATTTCGCTGCTGCAAAGCGGTGTAGCAACGACATTGGAAGATGCGTATGAAAAAGCAATACGCCTAGACGACAACCTTTATCAGCAAGTTCAGCAGAGCCGACAAGCCCAGGCTGAAACTCAGCAAAAGGTCGTAGCGAATCAAGCTGCGAAGAAAGCTAGAGCGGCAGCGGTTAGTGTCAGAAGCGCCGCACCCGGTGCGACAACGGCTACCAAAGCGCAAGATCGACGATCCATGCTTGCCGAACAATTCGACAATGTAGCGGATCGACTCTAAAAACTGATAGGAGAATATAATGGCTTTCGCCAATAGTTCTATCAGCGATATCATTGCGACCAACATCCAAAGTCGTACTGGTGAACTCGCTGACAACGTTTAACATATAGACGTTATAAAACTCCGTGAATTCGGTGAAAAGCTGAGATGCCAACACCGAGCCAAGCCGCAAAGGATAACCAAGGGTTGCGGAAGGTGTAACGACTAGGATGCGACGGAAGTCAAGTCCCACGAGCGCGGAGC